TGCGGTCTTTGACCCTCAGCAAGTCAAGTCGGCCCTCAGCAACCAAGACATCATGGAGCAGTTTCTAGCATCGTCAAAACCACCCAAACCTGAGCCGACTTATGGAATGGAGCATCGACCGATGGGCGAGGCTGGCGGTGCGTCACGACTGCACGAAGCCTATAAATCGTTTGGCGAAGATGTATACGGTAAAAACGCCCTCCAATACTTTGGAAGCGGAGACCCAAGGGAAGCCGGTGTTGTACGGCTCATGCGGTCAATTCGAGACAATCCTGACCGTGAGGTAACAATTTACCGAGGTGTTCCAGAGGGGGTGGAAGGCAAGATCAACCCTGGTGACTGGATTACTTTGGACAAAAATGTTGCGGAAGACTACGGAAAAGTGGTGTCAATGAAGGTGAAAGCCAAAGACATCACTACATGGCCTGACTCTCTTTTGGAGTTTGGCTACTTTCCCGAGTAACTGTTTACTAACCTCAACTATTCACAAGGGTTAAAAAACAATTTACACTTGCGGGACTGGAACTTATAGATTGAGACAATCTACATGGCCGCACCGATAGGAAATACCAATGCCGTCAAAGGCAAGATGTTCTATGACAAACTGCGCAAACGGCTCACGCAAGAGCCTCACAGGCTGGAGCGCATCGTCAACGAACTGATCACGCAGGCAGAGCAGGGAGAGGCTTGGGCGGTCAAAGAGGTCATCGACCGACTCGATGGCAAGGCAGTCCAAACTACCGAGATGCAGAACTCAGATGGGACACCAATCCTGTCTGGCATTCAGGTCATGTTTGTGAAGCCGCAAGATGATTGATGCGCCGGAGCAGATAGACCAAGAGCAACTCCAGCAGGCGGTCGCCAAGGCTGAATTCCCCATCAAACTTGCGTGTCTCTTTGAGCCGCAGCGTTATAAGGTTCTATACGGGGGTCGAGGTGGAGCAAAGTCTTGGGGAGTGGCCAGAGCCCTCCTGATCCTCGCGGCCAAGAAACCCACCCGAATCCTCTGCGCCCGAGAGTTTCAGGTCTCAATCAAGGACTCGGTTCATAAACTCCTGACCGACCAAATCTCCGCCCTCGGGCTGGAATCGTTCTATGAGGTCACCCAAACGACTATCCGAGGCAAGAATGGCTCGGAGTTCTTCTTCATTGGGCTGAAGAACAACATCACCAATGTCAAATCCTTTGAGGGCGTGGACATCTGCTGGGTCGAGGAAGCGCAGACTGTTTCCAAAACCTCATGGAATGTCTTAATCCCGACCATCCGCAAAGACGGCTCGGAGATATGGATCACCTTTAACCCTGAACTAGAGACCGATGACACCTATCAGCGGTTTGTCGTGTCTCCGCCTCCCAACGCGGTGGTGCAGAAGATTACTTGGCGGGACAACCCTTGGTTTCCCCAAACCCTGCGGGACGAGAAAGACAACCTCCAAGTCAGGGACCATGAGGCTTACAACACGGTCTGGGAGGGAATCTGCCGCAAGACTGTTGACGGCGCGGTCTTTGCCCATGAGATCACCGTTGCGGACCTCGAGGGCAGGCTGACCCGCGTTCCCTATGACCCGATCAAACCGGTTCACGCGGTATTTGACTTGGGCTGGGCCGACAACACGGCCATTTGGTTCGTTCAATTCATCGGGTTTGAGATCAGGCTCATCCGATACATTGAGGACAACCAGAAGACCATGTCCTATTACATGGCCGAGATGCAGAAGTTTGGCTACCACTACGACACGGTCTGGCTCCCCCATGATGCGGAGAACTCGACCCTTGCCGCTGCAGGCCGGTCGATTGCCGACATCGTTCGGGCTGCGGGTTACAAGGTGCAAATCGTCCCTCGGACCCCGATTGCGGACTCAATTAACGCCAGCCGGACCATGTTCAATAAGTGCTATTTCGACCGCAAGAACTGCCATCAGGGTCTTCAATGCTTAAGGCATTATCGGTATGATGTTGATCCAGACACCAAGCAATTCAGCAAAACGCCCTTGCACGATATTTATTCCCACGGGGCGGATGCGTTCAGATATATCGGTCTGGTGGTAAATGAGCCCCGCAAGACCGCGAAGAAGGCAACTTATCAACCAGCGGGCTCATGGATGGGCTAATCATGGACAAGCGGATACAAGACGCGCAGAAGTTTCTCCGGTTCAGCAATGATGCTGACTCCTACAACCGGCAGGATGCTCTGGATGACCTCAAATTTTCCTCGGGCGACCAATGGCCGGTAGAGGTGCAAAACTCCCGAAACCTAGAGGCACGACCCTGCCTGACCATCAACAAACTCGATGGATTCATCCGCCAAGTCTGCAACCAGCAGAGACAGGCGCGGCCCCGCATGAAGGCGCATTCGATGAACTCCCAAGCGAATGCCAAGGTTGCGGACATCCTGACGGGCATCTTCAAGCATATCGAGGTCAACTCGGACGCTGACTCGGCCTACGACACCGCCTTTGAGTTTGCCGTGCGGATGGGTTGGGGTTACTGGCGAGTGGTCACCGACTATGTGCGGGAAGACTCATTCGACCAAGAGATATTCATTAAGCCCATTGCCAACCCGTTTACGGTCTATTTCGACCCCAATTCCCAGATGCCAGACGGTTCGGATGCCGAGTCTTGCCTGATCACAGAGGTGATGAGCAAAAAGGACTTCAAGGCCCAATACCCTGGCGCTGATGATGGCGGAAACTTCACCATGCGCGGGACAGGTGACGCGGATGCCGACTGGATAATGAAGGATGACATTCGGATTGCGGAGTGGTGGTATACCGAGCGCAAGAAGACCAAACTGCTCCTGTTATCGGATGGAACTCAGGTTTACAAAGAGGACGCTCCCGCGCCCGAGATCATGGAAGCCGCAGGAATTATGGTGGTTGCCGAGCGCGACACCATGCGCAAGACCATCAAGTGGGCAAAACTGACCGGCATGGAGGTTCTCGAGGAACGCGATTGGGTGGGCAAATATATCCCCATCGTTCCGGTCTACGGCCAGCAATTGGTGGTCGATGACAAGCGCAAAAAGTATGGATTAGTGCGGCAGGCCAAAGACCCGCAGCGGATGTATAACTACTGGCGGACGGCTCTGACCGAGTCGGTTGCCCTTGCCCCCAAAGCGAAGTGGTTGCTTGCCGAAGGCCAAGACGAGGGGCATGAGAACGAGTGGGCGCAGGCGAATGTGAAAGCCACGCCCGTTCTGCGTTACAAACAGAAGGACATTGAGGGGCAACCCGCTCCCGCACCGCAAAGGCTCCAGCCCGAGCCCCCGCCCGCGGGAATCGTTGAGGCAACGAGTGCGATCAACAATGACCTTCAGACCGTGGTCGGGATATTTGACCCCAACCAGTTCATGCAGGGCAACCAATCTGGCAAGGCTATTCGCGGCCAGCAGATGCAGATTGACCTCTCGAACTTTCACTATTACGACAATCTCACCCGTTCCCTAAAGCAGACGGGGCGGATCATCCTCGACCTAATCCCCAAGATTTACGACAAAGAGCGGGTCATGCGGATCATTGGTTACGACAACCAACCGGAGATGGTGACCATCAACCAGCGGGTGTTCGATGAGATGGGTGCGGAGAAAATCCTCAACGATGTGACGGTCGGGGAATACGATGTGTTTATGGACACCGGCCCAGGCTACCAATCGAAGCGCCAAGAGGCGGTCGAGGCGATGGTCCCGCTCCTCCAGGCAAACCCTGAACTGTTTAACGCCGCTGGAGACTTGGTCTTCCGCAATATGGACTTCCCTGGCGCGGATGTGATTGCCGACCGGCTTGCGGCCATGAACCCAATGGCTCAAATTGACGAGAAATCGGACATTCCCCCGCAGGCTCAGATGCAACTTATGGCCAGCCAGAAGATGATTGCCGACCTCCAGCAGCAGATTGCGGCCCTGACGCTGAACCTCCAGCACCAGACCGATGTCCAGAAGATGAAGGAAGAAGGACAGACCCGCCGCAAACTCATGGATGTCACCTCGCGGGCGTTCAATACCGAGACCATCAACGAGGCGAAGGTCAACCAAGACATTCTGCGGTCAGTTACTGACCAGAACCGGACGGAACTCGATGCGATCACAAAACTGTTGCTCAAAGGAATGGATGCCAGGGCTCTCCAAGCAGAAATTGCCCGTAGGGACGCGGAGCAGGATCAAGTGGCGGCATTTGCAGAGGGCGAAGTTCATCAAACATCCACCCCCTTCCTGCGAGAGGAAATGGCAATGGCCGATGCGCCGGTTCAGTCCAGCGAAATGCCTATGATGGATGACCAGATGCTTGCCCAACTGCAAGCGCAACAGATGCAACCCCAACCGTTGTCGGTCCCCAATATCCCGAATGAGCCGATGGGACCGCGTTGACAACTATCAGGAAACAGTTTTTAATAGTTAAAACCTACCAATGGGTCACATTGGGTTAATTCTTGGAGAAATCCATGTCCGAAGCAGCAGAAGTAGTCCAAGAGCAACCTAAAAGACAGGCTGCGAACTTGGTTACGAGTGAGAATTTGGCCGACTTTCAGGCAAAAAAACTTGGTTTAGCCACCAATGACGCTCCAACTGAGGCCGCTAATGCGGAGCCGGTTGTCGAGCAAGCGGGGAGTGAACCAGAGGCCGAGAATGAGGCTGCGACAGGTGAGAAGAAGCAAAACCCGAAATTAGAGAAGCGGTTTTCGGAACTGACCAAGCAACGCGAAGCGGCCCGCCAAGAAGCGGAGCGTGAGCGTCAGGCTCGGGAGGCTCTTGAGGCGCGATTGAAGGACTTGGAGGCAAAGGTTTCCCCCCAGAAGTCGGAGGAACCCGATCCAAAACCCGATCCCTCGCAATTCAATGATGCCATCGAGTATGCGGAGGCTCTGGCTGAATGGACTGCGGACAAGAAGATGCGGGAGCGGGATCAGGCTGAACTTGCAAGGCGGGCTCAAGAGGAACAGTCTCGAATGAGACAAAAGTTCCAAGAAAGACTAGAGCAGGCTAAGTCAGAACTGCCGGATTACGAGGAAATGATTGCGTCAAGTGATGTCTCGGTTTCGCAACCGGTCACCGATGCGATCATTGAGAGTGATGTGGGACCACAAATCCTGTATTACCTCGCCGAGAATCCAGATTTTGCTCGGGGACTGGCGGAGAAATCCATCACCTCCCAACTGCGTGCTATCGGGCGCTTAGAGGCTAAGTTTGAGAAATCAGAACCGCCTTCTAAGCCTAAAGAAACGCCTGTTGCGAAGAAGTCGAATGCACCCGCGCCTATCAACCCTTTGAAGGCGGGCGGAAATCCAGCCGATACCGGATTGGATTCCAACCGAGAGTTTCATGGAACCTACGCGCAATGGAAAGCCGCAAGGGCCGCAGGGAAGATTAGGTGAGGCAAACCCTAACTTATTTGGAGAATCAAAATGGCAAATAACTTGCTAACCATCTCCATGATCACCAACGAAGCGTTGATGGTCTTGGAAAACGAACTGACCTTCACGGGTCGCGTAGACCGTAACTATGATGACCAGTTTGCGGTTGTCGGTGCAAAGATTGGTAACACAGTCAATGTCCGCCGCCCTGGCCGTTTCATTGGAACGACTGGCCCTGCCCTGAATGTTGAGGACTTCAACGAGACCTCGACTCCGGTCACCCTCTCGACCCAATTCCATGTGGACACTCAGTTCACGACTCAGGACTTGGCCCTCTCGCTCGATATGTTCAGCGACCGCGTTCTCAAGCCCGCCATTGCCGCTATTGCCAACAAAATCGACTTTGATGGCACGACCATGGCCGTTGATAACACCGCCAATACCGTTGGAACCGCTGGCGTTGTTCCCTCGGACATTGCAACCTTCCTGACCGCCCAGGCTTATCTGGATGGCGAAGGCGCACCCCGTGATGGCAAGCGTTCTTGCGTGGTTGATCCCTTCACGGGCGCTTCCATCGTTGGTTCGCTCAAGGGTCTTTTCAACCCCCAAGGCACTATCGGCCAGCAGTATGAAAAGGGCATGATGGGTCGCGACACCATCGGCATGAACTGGTATATGGACCAGAACATTGTGTCCCACACTTATGGTTCTTATGCCACGGCCACGATGTCCACCAACACCAGCACCTTCACGGGTTCGCTGACCACGGGCTGGGCTCAGACCTCGACCATCACCATCTCTGCTGCGACCGCTAACGCCGTGTTGAACGCTGGCGATACGATCCAGATTGCTGGTGTGTTCGCAGTCAACCCCCAGAATCGCCAGCCTTATGGTGGCAATGTCCTGCGTAACTTTGTGGTGACTTCCGATGTGACCATTTCCTCTGGCGGCTCCGCCTCGGTGACGGTTTCTCCGGCCATCATCACCGCTGGACAATTCCAGAATGTGTCGGTGCTTTCCACCTCTGCTTCTGCCGTTGTGACCCCGTTCAATAAGACCGGTGTCGTATCGCCCCAGAACTTGGTGTTCCACCGCAATGCGTTCACCCTGGCCACGGCCGACCTCGAACTGCCTGATGGTGTCCATTTCGCTGGCCGCGCAAGCGACAAAGAGAATGGCCTCTCGATCCGCGTTGTTCGTCAATACACGATCAACAACGACTCGATCCCGACCCGTTTGGATGTTCTCTACGGTTGGGCTCCCCTCTACCCTGAACTCGCTTGCCGAGTCGCAGCCTAACTAGGAAAGGAACCTAATCATGCCTAATCCAGGACCAGCAAGTAGCACCACCAACCACCCGTCAAACCTAGCGACCAACCAGGCTCTGCGCCTGTTGGCCTCGGCCCAGGCGGTGAATCTGAACGCAGTCGGCGACACCGTTGCCAAACTGCTTAATGATTCGGGTTCGGTAAGTGTTCAATCCATCATCGTGGCCAACGCCTCGGTTGACCTGACCACCGCCCAACTGGCCGTTTATACCGGCCCAGGCGCGACTGGCACGGCGATCAAGACTGCCTATGCTCTGACTGGTAACTCCAGCAGCGCCAAGGTGGTGATCACGGCGGCAACCTCGACCGATGCGATTGATGTGTCGGAACTCTATATCCGTTGCACAACGGCCCAAGGCGCTGCTGCCACGGCCAATGTGTTCATCTATGGATATGACTTAACATTTCTGTCCTAATCGACATGAGAATGTGACGGAAGGCCACCCCCAAAAGGGGTGGCTTTTTGTCGTTTTGATGGTGTAAAACATCAAAAACATAGGATAATTTCAATATCTCATTCGAGAGGAAAATCATGGATTCCCTAAAGATTCTTTCCCCAACCTACCGGATCGACCTGACCACTTCTGCGTCAGCCGCCCTCCAACTGGTCCCCAACACCCCAACCCGCGCTTTCCGCGTTGCCATCCTTAACACCGGCACGGGAACGGCGGCCATTACTTTTGGCACAACGGCAAGCAACATGGCCACGCCTGCAATTGCGGCTGATGGCGGAAGCGGCGCATTTGTTCTTGCCCCCTCAATGTTCTACCCCATCGTTATTGATTGCGGAGCACCCAACATTTATGTCAAGGGCATCTCCTCGGGAACTAACTCGATTTATCTGACGCTGGTGGCTACCGAATAAGGATTCATCATGTCTAACGACACCGCCAAGACCATAACGACCAACATCGTTCCGGTTCAGGGGACTTTCCAGCCCCTGCCGCCGTATGAGTGCATTAACCTGATTGGGCCTGCGGGAACGCCTTTTTATGCGCCCGTGAACCCTGTTTTGGATGGGGTGTCAATTACTAACTCGACCATTAACTCAACGACCATTGGCCAGACCACCCCTGCGGCGGCGCAGTTTACTACCGCATCGCAACAAAACCAGCCGGTCGGCAACAATGACCTGACCACCAAACTCTATGTGGACTCCCTTGCATTGGGAATCTCATGGAAGCAGCCCGTGGTTGCGGCCACAACGGCCAACATCACCTTGTCGGGCGCTCAAACGATTGACACGGTTTCGGTGGTTGCTGGGGATCGGGTGCTAGTGAAGGATCAAACCGCCCAAGCCGAGAACGGCATTTATGTGGCCGCATCGGGTGCGTGGAGCCGGTCGCCGGACGCTAACACCTACGATGAGATGATTTCCGCGTTGGTGTTTGTGGAGTCTGGTGGGCAGGCGGGCTCTGCTTGGTATTGCCCAATCCAGCCAGGTGGAACCCTCGGGGTCACCGCAATCACTTGGAACAACTTTTCGGTGGGCGGCGTTTACTTTGCGGGAACGGGATTATCCCTTACCGGCGGGGACACTTTTAACATATCCAACACCACGGTCACCCCTGCCTCTTATGGTTCGGCATCTGCGGTTCCAACCTTTACGGTCAACGCTCAAGGGCAACTGACTGCGGCAAGCAACACCAATATCGCTATTGCGGGCTCTGCAATCACTTCTGGAACCATTGATTCTGGGCGGTTGAGCGGGACTTATTCGGGGATTACAGGGGTCGGAACGCTTGCGAATCTGACGGTTTCTAGCACCATCACAGGCTCCATTTCCGGCAATGCGGCGACTGCTACGAGCGCAACCTCTGCGACTACGGCAACAACCGCAACTAATCTTGCGGGCGGCTCAAATGGGTCTTTGCCCTATCAAACCGGCGCTGGAACCACAACCTTTCTTGGAATCGGATCAACTGGTCAGGTTTTGACCGTTGCGGGAGGCGTTCCAACTTGGGCAACTGCAAGCGCGGGAACAGTCACTAGCGTTGGGGGGACTGGCACGGTCTCGGGAATTTCTTTATCGGGGACTGTAACCAGTAGCGGAAACCTAACTTTAGGCGGAACTCTTGATTTGTCTGCGCCCCCGACTATTGGAAACACAACCCCTAACACGATTGCGGGAACAACGGTCACGGCCAGCACCTCTTTCGGTAGTCCAGTATTTAAGGCAACCTCATCTGCGGGCGGTACTCTGCAAAACGCAAGCGGTGCGCCTCAGATGCAATGGGGTTCTGGCGGCGGGAACAACTTGTCCCTTGAAGTCGCGACCAATATCAACCCCGCCAACGCAGCGGTCAGCATTAGTCCGACAGGAACGGGAACGGTTGCCATTTCTCCTGCTGGTGCGCTGACTATCAACCCAACAACCGCCTCAACCATGAACAATGTGGCGATTGGCGGAACAACGGCGGCGGCGGCAAAGGTCACCACCCTTGATATAACAAGCACCCTTGCACTTAACGGGTCAACAGGGACGGCGGGTTATGTGTTGACCTCTAATGGCGCATCGGCTCCAACATGGCAAACCAACGCCAACGGAATCACGATTGCGGACGATACGACAACCAATGCGACCCGCTACATTACTTTTAGTGACCTGACCACAGGAACGGAAACAACGCTTGATGTTTCCTCGACCAAACTGCAATTCAACCCATCATCTGGGGTTGTAAGCGCAACGGGGCTTAATCTTTCTGGATTGACTGCGTCAAACATTGTGGCGACAGACGGAAGCAAAAACCTGTCATCAATAGCAACAACTGGAAGCGGAAATGTGGTGTTGGCAACAACCCCAACCCTTACCACCCCAGTTTTGGGAACCCCAACCTCTGGCAATTTGAGCAATTGCACGGTTGATGGAACGAATGCGATTGGCTATAGAAATCTTCCTGCGGTGGGAACAAAAACTGGTTCTTATACATTAGCGACTGGTGATGTTGGAAAGTATGTTCAAGTCGGTTCTGGTGGGTCGATTACCATCCCTGACGCAACCTTTGCAGAAGGCGATGCAATTTCTATTTTTAACAATACAAGCGGAAACATTACACTTACTTGTTCAATTACGACCGCTTACATTGCGGGAACCGATAGTGACAAGGCAACAATGACTTTGGCAACAAGGGGAGTCGCAACCGTGTTGTTTATATCGGGAACAGTTTGTGTTGTTTCTGGGAATGTGACATGACCGGAATTCTTCAAGTAATGCTTGGGCATACTGGATTGCCCGATTACACATTGGAGTTTTTAGTAGTGGCCGGAGGTGGGGGCGCGGGCGGCGGTTACGGCGCGGGGGGCGGCGCTGGAGGATACAAAACCGGAACCGTCTTGTCGATTAACAATACTCCAGGGACTAATTACAGTATCACGGTTGGCGGTGGTGGGGCGGCAGGAACCACAAGTGCGCGAGGCGGAAATGGAACGGGGTCAAGTTTTTCTAGCACCAGCACAACCGGAGGGGGCGGCGGTGGATGCTCACAGTCAGCCTTGGCGCAAGGAAATTCTGGCGGATCGGGCGGCGCTGGAAATGGTTATTGGGGAGGGCAAGGCGGGGCTGGAACCTCTGGGGAAGGCAACGCTGGTGGCAACGGTCGTGGCAGTTCGGTTAAACAATCTGGTGGTGGAGGCGGCGCGGGAGCCGCTGGAACAACTGCGGCGGCAGGGGTTCCAGGAAATGGGGGCG